ATATAGTTACTATTGGAGTGGTTACATAACCTGTACCACCGTTGGTTACTGTAATAGAATCAACACTTGCTAAACCAGGTGTTTTCATTACAGGAACAGCAGTTGCGCCAGAGCCATCTCTATGTGTGCCATCTTCTATTGCCGAGAACCTAAAGAACCCGTAACCTAGATTGCTTACGTCTGTTTGTGTGAATGTGTATGTTGACCCCCTGTACAAAATAAGGTTAGGTCGTTCTGTGCCATCTATATAAAAATCTGGTTTGCCTGTGCCATCCAATACTACAGTTACAGCAAACGTTTTACTTTCATTAGTTGCTAATTTAGGTTTTATTGTAACTTTCCAACCCATATCTTTCCATTGAGTTGTGCCTTGTTCTGTACCACTATAGTACCATAATGTATCTGGACTGTGTTCTGGTACTACAAGAACTGCCTGTGCGCCTGCGGCGCCAGGTATTTTGGTTTCATCATAAGTATAACCTAATTTCCATTGTGCGCCACTTGAAATAGTAACTATTGGTGGAGATGCTGTAGTTGCACTGTGATCATATCCAGTAATATCATAACCAACTGCATCATATGTTGATGTTGCAGTAGTTGCATAACCACTGCCGGCAGTTAAAACATTAACACTAACTACTTTCTTTGTATAATGATTTTTCCAATCAACCCAAGGTGCTGTAAGCATACGAGCATCGTCGTCTGCTTCATATACATTAGGTGATCTAAATAATTTGTCTGTTGTATCATAGTAGCCTGGCAAATCAAAATCAGTATTTCCTATTTGTGGTAATTCAGTGTAATCATAACGGTATACATATTCTCTAATATTTGTTCTGTATGGTTTTGCTTCATTAATAAAATCTCTAACACTATCTTGCACATCATAACTATAATTTACTAATTCAGATAGTTTACGTACAGTTTGATTGATTGTTACAAAACTAGTTTTAAATGCCCAGTCTACTTGTAAGTTTTGATCATACAAGATAAAATGTATTAATTCAAACCATAATTTATTAAATTCAACTTCTAAGTCACTGACAAATAATTGTGTGTTTAATGCATCAATAATATAACGCAACTCTGCCAACGGCGTAGTTGTTGTATATAATGTTGTTTTAAATTTAATTGTAGCATTTTCTTGACCAATTATATCGTATACATCAGTAGTTGAGGCACTAGTATTTTTATATAATATCCATTTGCTTTGTCCATCATTTAATACTTTAACAACATCGTTAAGTTTAGTGTCTAATTTTGCGCGGTCATTTTCTGTTGCGACCGTATAATCAATAATAGTATTAGAGTCATAACCAGTAGCATACCAGTCAATATAATCCCAATATTTTGTTGTATCATATTTTTGTTTTTTCTCTAAATTCCATCTATTATCACTAACACTCCATTGATATGTTACCCAATAATTGCCTCTTGTTTCATCACTTGCAACAATTACTTTATAACCATCTGTAATTGTATTTGTATTAATATAAGTTAGTTCAGTATATGTTGCTACAGTTTCACCATATCCATATGTTGGTGCTTTATCTGCTGATGAAATTTTTATTAAACTATAATCTAATGCCATTCTGTGTTTAGTAAATACAGAATTACAGAAGTTTACTAATACTTTAATAGCACCCAATCTATCAATAAACATACTTTGACGTGGGTATTCCATTATACCATACCGTGATCCAACATGTACGTTTGTATCTGGTACAAGATTTTCACTTACATCTTTTCCTGCTAAACTATCACCTAGTTTAGTAATTAAATAATTGTTTGGTTTTGATAGTGGATTATTCTTTTGTACTAGTTGCCATTCTGTATGTAACGGTATATCATTTTTAACAGTATCATATTCAATACTTAAAATAATATTCTCACCAGTTAGTCCTGTTTGTAGATTATATCCAATAAATGCATTCTGTGCGGCAATACCAATGTATTTTAATCCATATGCAGTAGGATTTGTTAGTATTGTTGCGACAGTTTTTGCTGGCAATTTTCTCGTAGCGGCTGGTATAAAACTCTTTAACTCAAGTTCCTTACCATGCGCCGCAAATTTAATTTGTCCATTAGCGTCCAAATATGCGTTGGAAACTTCTGGCACAGATGTTTTGTTTTTAACCCAATAGTAATAAATTGGCTCCAACGTATTTGTAGATGTATTATACTTTTGATACTCTACATATGCTGAATCATCAGCAAATTTTGGAGTGCCGTCACCTCCTAATGATACATATGTTGAGGGTAATGAGTCACTCTCTATCCACTCATATATATTAATTTGTGTACCAGGGAACAATTTGCCCCAGTTAAGACGTTTATACTCTAGTTCACCTTGTTCATACTCAATATATTTTGTATTAGTTAAATCCCACCATAGTACCCCAACTTCATTAGGACCCCAATGATTTTTTAAGTCATTAACTACTGTTGCATTAAAAGTAACATTGTATACTGCTGGATCATAAATTGTTTTAAAACTAATTTCTTCATCAGCAACGCCTGGTATTTTGCCTTTAATTGGATCATGATAGTCAATATAATCGATAAATTTATTAGTTGATTTATCATACGTAATGACTTTATTAATAGCACCAATATCAATTTTATCGGATTGAGTGCGTTTACTATTCCATGCAACTTTATTATTTGTATTAGTTGCTTCTAATACAGAACCAGTATTTTGTGTGTATTTTTTAAACACTATTGCTGATGTTGCAACTGGTGCTGTTGTAAATGTAACAGTACTATTTGGTGATGCGTTGTCACTACTAAATTCTGCTTGTAACATTGTTCGACCATTCATACTAATTTCTAAATTATCAGTAGTAAATTGCCCTGTTATAGCATACGCAGTTGCCACACCGTCAGCAGTTTTTAGTTCCTCCACAAAATAATCATCACCAGGAGCACCAATTAATGCTGTATTACCAATCATTGCAAGGCCTGTACCAAATTTGTCATTCTTTTTACGGTTTGCCCAATCTACTCGCTGTATTAATGAATATGTTAAGTCAGTATTAATATCATATATTAAAGCAGAACCAGAATCAGGTTGAACGTCAGTGATTATAGTGTTTTGCTGGTCAAATTTTGTCAAGTTACCATCTAACGTTAATTCAAATTCACTTGAGCTTGAAGGTGATCCAATTGTAATCATTGTCGCAGTATTATTAAATTTAATATGCTCACCATAAAAAGCATTTTGCGGACCATCTGGATGGCGCAATGCTGATTTATATGTGTATAGTGTTAAGCCTAATGCTGTAAACACTGTCCCGCCGTTTGTTGTGCCTGCACGTATTGTAAGTTTTGCGTTAGCATCTGTTTTTGTGCTAACAATTTTTAACTTGTTATCACTTGTTGCGGATGCTGTTATATGTGGTATTGCTTTAGCAGTAATATCACTTACTACATTAGATAGTGCTGTACCAGTAAATGTTACTTCTTGATCATTAATAACAAGTTTATCACCAATGCTTACAGTTGGATTAGCAACTGTGCCAGTTATTGTACCAGTATGTTTTGTATTGTCGATCCAGCATTCAACTTGGCCGGCGTTGATAGCATCCGTAGTTATTTCTTTTATTACTAGAAAGTCAGTGCCTGGTGAACCAATAGCAACTATATGACCATCTACACCACATTCTACTTCCTTACCAAAATTTTCATTAGTACTAGATATATTACTTTTAATATCTTGTATTTTAAAATATGTGTCTGTTGGTGTTTTACTCCAAACTTCAGTTGCACCTGCAGATAATGCTGTACCATCTGCTTTGTTTGGTTGACCAATAAATGCAATAGTACCATCGTCACTTAATGCAACACTACGGCCAAAGTCTGTACCTGATGCGCCAGTAAATGTTTTGATTGCACTATAATAATTTCCTTTTCTTACATGGATATTATTAGTACCACTTGGTGGTATTGAAGCGGCTACAAATGTAATTTGTGTAGCACTTAATGTATAGTCTAATGTTTCAATTTTAATTTGGCCATCTACAATTACAGTTAGTTCATTACTATTACTAAATGATGTTGAAGAGAAAGTAAAAACATTAGTTGAACCATCGCCATTGAAGTATTCATTACTTGCTGTAACACCTGTTCCTAATTTATACATATATGCTTTTAGTTCACCTGGAGCTCCTACTAATACATACGTGCCGCTTTTACTTACAGCAATATCATAACCAAAATACCCATTTGTTGTGGGACTTGGTGAACGCATAATGTCAAATGGTTCATATGTTTTGTCTGTTTTCTTTTTAAGCACAATAGCATAACCTTGTCCGCTATTACTATTTGGCGCACTTGTTACTACATAGTCATCGTCAACTGCCATATCAAATTGCCAGCCTGCCCAACCACTATTCTTTAATTTACTACCATCCACAACAGTATTGCTATATGTGAACTCTCCAGGCGTTAATGCAATTGTTTGTGCATTACTACCACCTGGATCTACTGGCACTGTGTCTGTTTCTAATGTTGGTATCTCTTTAAATGTTGGTCCAATAATGTAAGGATATACTGGAACGCCAGCACTAGTAATTGTTAAGAAGTAAGCATAAGTTCCATCAGGATAATCTGGCGTTACACAGTAACGACCATTGTGCTTGTCTAATGTTCCTACAGCAGAATTAAACTGATAGTCATTTATAAATGTACCTGCAGGGTATTCTGTGTATGTATAACCACGTCCAGATACTGGATCTGTGTGTTTTTGGTATGCTGATGTCATACGCAGTGGCGTGGTTGTTGAATCAGTGGCAGTTTGGTAGCCGAATGGGCCATAGATTGGATAACCATCATATGCATAGCCTAGGATTTTGGAATGACCGTCAGTGTGCCTCCAGTGATCACCACTATAATTGGTGCCTTGATAATATGTATTTGCTTGATATACATGGTAATCCCATTGGCTTAAAAATTTGCCGCTGTGGTAATGGTACTGATTATCTTCTTGTGGATGCCCATGTGATGCATCCATACCAACTGCCGTTGCGTTCTCTACAGCGTTCCATTCAAATCCTGTTGGGGCAACGCCCTTGGCTGGACCATTGTCGTTTGGTAATGTTGCTGTTGCTGAAGGACTTGCTATTACAACACCGTTAGCCATTATGCCAATACCACCGAGTGGTACTGCTACTTGTGGTGCCGCTGTAGTATTTGTTCCTACACGAGTTTTAAATGTATGTTTATAGTTGCGTGTTACAACTCTATTTGGATTCTTTCCGTCTGTTGTAGGAAATGTTCCAAATGGTGCTGGGTGTGGTAAACCATCACTTTCTACTGTTAGTAAGTAACCTGAAGTATTTAATGTGCCTGCTGTCTTTGAAGTGATATCACTTACAAATATACTTTTAACATCAAACACTGTAGCAACATCACGTGTCCATTGCTCAATGCTACCTGCTGATGTTGTATCATATACTGACCCAACTAATATTGTTGACAAGTCTTTATTGCCTGCAACGCCTTGTCCAAATCCTGTATTGGTTGCTTTACCGTTAGGATATAATTCTTTTCCTAATGTATAAGGATCTTTCTTTTCAAGTACTGCCCATTTGTTAGTGCTATTATGATTATCAATCCAAGCATAATCACCATCTTCCCACCCGTGCGTTGGTTCTGTTCTATTAACTAGTGCCGAAGTAGTTGCATACCTAGCACTTTCTAGCTTTAAAAATTCACCACGTGTACTAGTTTCATTTAAAGATAAAGTTTCAAATGATGCAGATAGATCCAAATCGGCATATAATTCTAATACATTGAGTCCATCGCTAGTAAAATTAGTTTTAACTTTGTAAACCCCGCTCCAGTCTATTGCAGGGATAGTACTATCAACAAATCTTCGTAAAATTATAATCTCATTTACTAATATAGAATCTACAGGATTTTTAAATGTTACTTTAATAGTATTTGCAATCGTATCTCCTGTTATAGATATAGGATTATTTTTAGTACTTGTTATTCTATATACATTCCAGTCATTTGAATTTTCTGCGTATGTTGGTGGATATGTAGCAGAATTTGCAACCCACATTTTATCACCTACATTTAGAGAATTTAAATACTCGCTTTTTTCAGTAAGTTTTATAGATTCATCAACACCAGTTACTATCCAAGTACCAGTTTTATATGAGGTAGGAATAGTATTAATTCCAGTAAATTTAACTACCATACCATTTGTTAGTGTTGTGATTATACCTTCTGTTGAAGTATAAGAAGTTTTACCTATTAGTTGTGTATCAATATTGATATTTTCAGTAATGTCTACCGTATTGTTAGGTACCCAATTTTCTAGACTTAATACTTTGTGCTGTACGTCATCTAAACGTGCGTAACCAGCATCAGGCAAATAATCTCTTGTGCTAATATCCTCTGCTAAATTTTTAAATACATTTTTGTTAAACTGTCTTGGTTCAAGTGGTTTTTGATATAAGTCACTTGGCCTATGTGTAATATTTGTATTTTTATATTGTTCAGCAGTATTAATAATCTCAATTAGTTCTGGATTATCTGTAAATTCATTTTCTTTTAGTTTAAATTCAATTACTTGTGAACTTGCTACAGAACCGTACTCACCAACTCTAAATGCCCACTCTTCGTATAAGTTAAGTGTGCTATCTATTGCTGGTAGTTTTGCTCTTAATAATTTATTAGTAATAGATGATGTGCCTTTCTCTTTAATAAATCCTTGATAGAATTTCTTTTGAGCTATATCACCAATTTGTAAATTTTCTAAATATTTTCTATTTTGAAAACCTATCAAATTAGATGCCAATGTATCAGTTTCTATAATTCTTCCATCATCTTCAATTTCATAATAACCTCTAAAGTTGTCTGCTTTAGAGTCTAGGTTAGTTAATAAGCCACCATTAACCCGATCTAATAATTTCCATTTACTAAAGTCAAATTTTCCAAGTTCTGTTAAATCATTTGGGTCATGATTAAATTTACTAGCATAAAATTTATCTTTAAATTTTACTATTTCTCCAATTGGATAACTTTTATTAATGTCCCAATCATCAACGGTATCATCTAATAATACATAACCTGGTAACTGTTGTGTACCATCCCATAGTTCAGTTTTATAACCAACTAGTTTAATTCTATTTTGTCTACTACCAGTAAATAATGACCAAATAACATCCTTAAACACTGTTTCATTTTCAAGTATTAATAAATGTTCTGTTTGTATAGGATTAAATGTAGCCGCGTATATACCGTCAGTATTATCACTAACGGATAGTTGAAAATTATTGTCTATTCTACTATAAAATAAATTGTTTACTGAAATTCTATCTCTATTTTGATCTATAACACTCGATGGTAACATATTATTTGACATTGTATCAATTTGTGCTGATACTAAATTCAATTTAATAGTATTTGCTCCAGCACTACACGTAATCATTGATCCTATAGAAAAGTTATGCAAAGTCCAGAATAAAAATTCTTTTGCAGTATTTTTCCAATCTTCAATATAGTCAAACCCATTTGTTACATTATCAAATACAAAGCCAACACTTTCTAAATATCTTCCATAACTAATTAAAAAGTCATATACTTCTTGAACTGTTGTGTATTCTTTACCATATGGTATAGTTGCAACTGTTGTGCTATAGTCATCATATTGAGTTGCTGACACGCCACCAATTGTGGGTAATTTGGCAATGCGAGTAAGATTAGCCAAGTCATCACCGTCACCTGCTATAAACGCAGTTTTAACTTGATAATAGATATCACCAGATTTAATATATTCATTAACAGAGTAAGATCGCCCAGTGATTAATTCTGAGCATTTAGGAGCATATCCTCCAACACTTACAGTTCGTCGTCTATTACTAGTAATAATACTTGGTAAAATTTTAAATGTTGGTTGTTTTTTATTATAACCATCTATTTTCCAACCACCCGTGCTTCTTGTAATAATTACGCCACTATAATTGATACTTTGGATAGGACTACTTTCCATTAAATGAAAATTGTAATCTTCTTGTGGTATAAAAATATCTGTTGTGGATTTAGAAGGAGATATTTGTTCTAGTATGATTTTTAATTTATCTTTATCAGCAAACCCCGACATCTTATATGCTAAATTAATACCCAAAGCATTTAATTGTTTATAAAATGTTGTTGTATTAAGACCTAAATATTTTGAATAATCTACTACCCAATTGTTATAACCTAATGTATAATCAACTGTTGAATCTGTATTAATGTATGAATGTATCTTAGATACATTTGGTTTAATAGGTAAAGTAGTCGTTTTATCAACATAATGCCCCAACATGTTAGTGGTTATTTTACTTGTATCAAACATAAATTCACAATATTTTGCTGGTTTTGTTAAGGCTAGTAATATTTGAATTGCAAAAGGATAATAACTGCTTCGGCGCCATGCTGTTTCAACAGGGCCTTGGTGCCCAACTGAAAAGTTTCCTTGAATTTCTCCAGTCACAAGTCCAACTATACCAATACTTGTTGGTGATTTTAAATCGCCGGCCGCGTCAGTTGGTATAAAAGTAGCCACCAATCCAGGACGAGCATATTCAATATATGTGCCTGCTCTATCACCACTTACAATTTTACCTGCTTCTATATCTGTCCACAGCACCAAGTTGTCTTTAGTGTATGGAGCAGGGCCGTAAGTTGTTTCCCACCAACTTGGTTTAATGCTAAATCCAAGCATTTCCCACGGATGAGTGTGTGGGCGATCAGTATCATAAAAGTATTTGTAAATTGCTCTCCAATAACCTGGTAAAAATTCCGCATCACTTAAGGTATCTTTTATGTTTTTATAATTGTAAGTCCAATCAGAACCAGAAACATAATAACTATTTTTAGTATAATCAACATTATTATTATTCGCCCATTGTGCTAATTCTATGGCTAATATGTTGTTTACAGTGTCTGTTGAGTATTGTGTTTTTCTAAAACGAGATGGTATTACACTATTAATATCTACTAGCTTAAAGTTATATACTGCTTTTATATTATTATAAATTCGTCTTTCTAACTCTAATAATAAATCATCTCTATAATCACTATATGCTGGTGTAATAGATCCATCATGTCCCTGTATTACGTCAATAGTAGTTGTGTATGTGTCATCAGAATATTTGCTTGGAACATATTTAGGATACAATCCTAATTTAGTTGGTGTTGGTGGAATAAAGTTACCACCAGTATTAGTGTATTCAACAAGTTTAATAACATCGTTTTCTGCCAATGTAATGTTACTTGTTAAAGTAACAAACGGTGTGGTAGTAGAAAAAGTATAGTCTTGATCTTTTAACAACATTACATCATTTTTATAAACTAATACCGCTGTTTGTCCAGGGATTGTGTCATTATATGTTGTATTAAGTTCAAATTGTTTATTGTCAATATCAAATACTGTATATGATAATGTCGTAATGTCTGTTGAAAATGCTACCATATCACTATCAAAATATGGCATTGTGCTATTTTTTTCAGCTGCCATTGCTCGTAGTGTTTTGTCTAATCTATCTGAAGTGCTTGTAAAGTCTCCAATAGTTTTTGCTTTATTTAAAAATTGATTTTTAAATCTATTATATTCATTCGAAGCATGAGTTATTGAGTCAATTAAATTATATGTTCCATTAGTTAACATATAACCTGCTTTGAGCAAACTGCCAGTATTTTGTATAATTTTAGTACCAAGTGTAGCAATATCGCCAATGTCTCGAATATTATTACTACCTAACGTAGCACCGGAAAAGTCTAAACTATTTTCAATACAACTACTGATATGATCTCTAACTTGTCCTAATGTAAAATTAGTAGTAGTTGTCATATCATTTAGTGGATTGTTGCTTAAATTAGTTGGTATTGTATAAAACTCTCCAGTAGTTAATTTTTCAATACTTGTGTCTGTATGTACCTTAATAACTAATATATCGCCAATAGTTAAATTGTTTGTAAAATTAACATATTGAAATCCAGTATCTGTAGTAACATAATAATCTTTTGTTGTTGTACCAGTGCCTTTTTCTTTTAACTTACCATTTACTGTAACAATTAAATTCTTTGCTGTTGTTTCCGTTTTAGGAATAGTAGTTACCTTAAATTGCTTTAATTCTGACCCTACAACAATAGTATTTTGTATAAATTGTCTACTTTCAAATGGAGCCTTTTCCCAATTAGAAAGTGTGGAATATGTGGTTAGAGCCGTATTTTTATGTAAGAATCCTGTAGCAAGTCTTACGGATGTTGTAGTGCCCGCTGTGGCATCAGATGTATATGAAAAACTATCCTTAATTAGGTTATCATTAAAAATAATGTCGCCAATGTTAGTAAAGTTTTTATATGTTAGGGCAAAGCCTAATTCTGTGTCAGCAGTACCGGCACTGTTTACAGCATAACTAAAGATATTTGATCCAGCAAATGTGCTACTTGCGTATGTTGAAAAACTATTTCCGTTTTTATCAAATACGTCAAATATCGGTGCTTGGTTCAATCCAGTTTTTACTTGTCCCTTGTACCACTTACTATTTTTGTAATACCATTGTGTGCCTTTATTATCAGCACCGCTATTAACAATAATAGTATTATCTGTTGCAGGATCTGCTACAGTAGTATTTTTTTCTAAATGAATAACACTTACGCCGCCAATAGTTACAAATTGCACATCATATATATAACCATTTACTAATGGATCAGTATCGGCAGTAAATACAACTTTTTGTCCGGCGGTCAATGCAACACCATCAATATAACCGCCAGGCTCGCCTTCTAGTTGTGTAAAAGCATCTGTAAAAGTTGTATCAACTAAATCAACAGTTGTTAATAATTTTGTACCATAATCATATAATTTGAGATCATTATCAAATTCTAATATTGGTCTTTTTGCTCGCAATGCTGAATCATATATAGCAGTATCTTTATTGTATGTTGCTGTTACTCCAATAATTTCTTCATGGAACCAACGGTTATTATTACTCCATTGGTTACCATCAATCGCACCGCGTTTGATAGTTAAGTAATCTTTGCTTAATGTATATACAGCAGACTCTGGTGTGTATAATTCGCTTAACGGAATTAATCTAATACTTGTGCCTACGTCCGCAACAATATAATCAATATTTGCGTATGTTGATGGCGTAACGGTGCCAGTAAATCGTACTTTAAGTCCTGTTGAAAATTTTAATGTTTTATTGCCATCTACTGAAGTATATGTATAAGTTTTCTTTCCTACAATATCACTAATAGTGATAGGATCAGTGATATCACATCTATCTGGACCTGTTTGTAGCCAGTAATATTTTGTATAGTTAATAGTCTTGTCATAATCAATTGGTGGTGACCATACTGTATATTCATTACTAAACAGTTTATCATGATTATTATTATCACCGCCAGCGGCACTAATTGAATTAACAATATCTATATATGTTGAGGCAAAATCATATTTTGTTTCAGACAATTCCTTTTTAATAGTAACTGCTGGTTCAAGTTGATAATTTAATCTATCATTATCTGTTTCAACAATATAACTATCTGTATTTTTAAAATTATCAACATCTCGTCGCCCAACAAACCCAGATAACATCTCCATTGTTCCTGGAGATATTAATTGATCTAATGTAGCATTTAAAAATTTCTTATTTACATCAGTTTGGAACTGTTGTGGTAATAAATTTACAGTTTTACGTATGGCCATGGTGTTTCCTAACTAGTAATGATAGTACCGCTTGCTCTAATCTTAGAAGCAGTTACAGCATCTATAATTTCTACATCTTCTACTTTTGCATCACTAATAAAAATTTCATCATTATTACTTTGTATTTCAAATAAACTACCAAAATTTTGATTCGTACCTTTTGGTACAATTAAAACAGTAGCAATATACGGAGTTAATTGATTGTGAATATATGCTGATAATTCTGTAAAATAAAAAGTGTCACCAAAATCCCAATTACTTTGATCAAAATAATCATTGATTGCTTCAATAGTTTGTGTTTTAATTTCTGTATCAGTTATTATTGAATTAGCATTTTTTACAATTTTAAATGATGCTTGCAAGTTAGTTGATGCTTTTGCACCAAATAATGGTTTATATTTTACTGGATGAAAAATAATTTCATCACTTAACATTTTGTAGTCTAATAAGTTACTAAATTGTGTATTCAATTCGTTTGTTGTACTTGTTGTTGGTTCAGTAACTATACCTATATTATCTTGAATGTACTTTGTATATGCATTACTATATGCTTTTGTTAATACATACATATCAATAATATTGCTTAACCCTGGATTAATTCTCCTATCTGATGGTGAATTGTGTTTGTAATTAAATTTAAGTGATTTACGTCCAGTATATACTTTATAATCTGTGCTGACTAAAAATGTACTATCAGTTTTATTGAACACTCTAAATGCTTTATCTGTAGTCAAGTAAATTACTTCCTTATCAGTAAACAATGTTGTAGATGCAGCTGATAATGCTGTTGCTGTTGCATATGTTACATTAACTGTTTTAGTAGTTAATCTCCATTGTTCCCCACCACTTTCTTCTGTAAACTTTTCAAAAAATACTGATTTAGTATTTGGATTTACTGTTGGGGCAACAACTAATGTAAATTGATCTGGATTATCTGGAATACCGTCAGCATCACTATCCAAAAATGTTACTAGTACTCTGCGAGAATTTGTTGCTCCTGAAAAACCCGTATCTAATCCATAAATTTGCCAAATATGATCTTTATCCATTGCTGTGTTAGAATCAGGTTGGGCATTAATACCAAGTACATTAACTTGATCTGTGACTGTTTTTGCTGTGCGTGAATTGTAAATTTTAACGGAACTATCAAAGTAAAAACGTGCTTCCATGTCACTTTCAATACTATACTTTAATCCTCTATACGTTGTTGTATATGTTGTTCCGTTACTTTTAAATCTAATCAACCAACTTGCATCCCTTTTCAAACTAGTTGTATCGCCAGCATAAGCAAATGAAAATTCAGAAGTTGTATCTATGTCTGCCGCTAATATAATTACCCACTCTCTTGTGGTGGCATCAAAGCGTAAACCAAATTCTTCATGTTTAAAGATTTTAGTTAGCATTGCTGTTTCCATAGCGGATGGCAAGTCTGTTATGAACTGCGGAATAATTTCAGCAACTTCAGCACCATCACCAATTAACTCACTAATTGTAATTGGGCCGGCACCGCTAGCTAAATTCCCTGCGCCACTGTTATGACCATCACCTACTACACTTTTAATCATTGCCCAAATGTTTGCAAATGTACCTGGATCGCCTACACTACCAGTATGTAGACTACCATCTGATTTAAAATATTTGCCGCTTGGTGCATTAAATTTTACTAGGGCATTCCCGGTCAAATACTTTCTATTATCTGATGCTGGCGCAGATGCTCCTATAGGAACAGATGCTCCTAAATTATTTTTAAAATAACCGGTGCTCGAATTAGTACTTGTGGTACTTTGTTCCCATACCGTTGCACCAACCGTAATCCTATCATATTTTTCAAAGTAATAATGTTTACTACCCACATCACGTAATATTGGTTCTATCTTATCACGAATTGTTCGTAATATATCCATTTCATTTGCAAACTCAAAATCAAATGTATTAGAGAAATATTCTCTAAACAATATTCCATCTGTGCCAAATATATTAGTTGAAGAATATTTTGCTGTTGGATCTACTACGTCCAAGTAGCGAGAAATACCGCTCGACGTTCTATTTGTTGCTTTAATTTTTATAATTTCATTTGTAGAAGTAATAGGAAATATATTATAATCTTCACCATTTACCATACGATTTTGTGTATAATAACTTTGTGGTGCTTTGGTTTTAATGTCCTCTAATGTTTCTCTAGTAGTAGCATTTGTAACTTGTGATTCCAAGTTAAATGTAAATGTTAATGTATGCGTTAAATTATTATTATTAATATAGGGCATGGCTATAGAAACATTTTGCATGTCGTCTGTTTTTATAATATAATCTAAACCATTGGTTTGTCTAAAGTAACCCCTATATGTTCCGCGTGGAATGTTTGAAAAAATACCATCACCAAAAACATATGATATTTGATCACTTTCTAATGAGTTTACACTATATAATGTTCTTGTATCTTTGTTTAAACTATTGAATATAATATTATTACCTGTTACTGCCGGCACTTGAGTCCATAGCGTAGATAAATCATTATTTGAATCTAACTCATATAACCAGACATCATTATTAGAGATGTTGCTATTATTAACAAATACTTGCCTATTAGGAATTGCATCACTGATAGTAAAACTACTACTTTGTAATATACCTTGTTTAAAATATACAAAATATCCTGTATTAGCACTACCGTTTCCTTTACCGTCATTTCTATATAATATACCAAAAGGGGATACATTACTTGGTGCCTGTTCATAAACATAAGTTTTATCTTTAAATGTAGCATTAGTAATTTCAAAATCCATAGAAATGCCTTCTACTTCTTTCGTAAAAGAATATATTGGTAATGTGCCTGCTGGTATATTAATTTGATATTGTTCTGTTTTTACATTATTGAGAGTACTTTTTAAATTGGGAGTACCAACTTTTTGTGTTGTTACCATCGCGGCATTTAATATTAAATTAACTTGCTCTGCATAATCAATATTGTTAATGTCATTCCATGTAATAGTAGTATTTGCCAAGTTTGTTCCGTTAGAATCATATACATCTTCTGTTGTAGAAATACTTGCCAATTTTAACATTCCACTAGCATTTATATTTCGTTTAGAATTATAACTAACGAGTCTTGCTAATCTTAATATGCTTTCTCTACGTTCAGCAGTAGCAAGAAAGTTTTCACGTGAGTTTAAGTCTACTCTGTAACTAATATTTTGTCCCATGTAAGCAATAAGATCTATTAATGCTATAAACTCTGAACTTTCAACGTAGTCATTAAAATCTTCAGGGTAATATAATTTAAGATAATCAATCATTGACTTACGCAATGTTTCAAAATCATAACTTTCAAAATCAGCATTAATAAAAGATTGATATACTACCTTCCAATCTTCTGCTTGATAAATTGTGTTTTGTCTTGTTGTTAATGCCATTATGCTGTTTCTCTCACTGTTACTTGGCCAGATGTGTTATTAAAATCAAACAAAAGTGATCCTAATATTTGATCAGGTATATATTTTACTTGTAATTCTAAAAGCAATCCATTTTCATACTGTTCAAGCAATATGCTTTCTGCTTCCAATCTTGGATCATACCCAATAATACTTTTAATATCTTCTTCTATTTCAGATACTATTTCGTCTGTTAGTGGCTCGTATAATGCATCCCAAACTATGGACCCAAATTCTGGATTCATTAGTTTTTCACCCTTGCGAATGTTAAAATGATTTGTTAAATCTTGTTTTGCAAGTTCAAATCCACTCAAAGTGTATGAGTTGGAAAATTGTTTTTTGTAGGTCGAAAACCCTTTATACGTAATAGCCATGTACAATATTTAGTTAATTTAATAATATGCTACTATATATAACTATGGTTTTTTAGTTACATGTGGAGGACTGCCAACAGTAGGCCCTAGGCCGTTCTGATGATCGCGCGGATCTGGTTCATGCATTGGAACACGTTGCATTGCGATTGTATATTGATTTTCGCCATCTACTTTATAAGTTTCAGTTTTATCATCCAACGTAACCCATGGTTTTTCGTATAACGGAATATGCGATGCTTCTTCAGCCGGGTTACCTACTTCTGTATTAAGTTTAATTGGATTCTCCTTGCCACCGCCACTTTTAAAATACATACAAGCTAAAGTTGTAACACTAATTGCTTCTTTGGCAGTAACATTAAACCAGTCTGTTGATTTAATATTAAATGTACCTGTAGCAGTTTGTTTCATATTACCATTAATAAAGAAATGGGCATGTCCCTTACCACTTACTGAGGCAGGATTTGTTTCAACTCTTAGATTGTGCCCAGCAAGCATAACTAAATCCTCACCAGATTGTATATGAACATTTTTATCTGCTAAAAAGTTCATGTTGCCTTCAGTATGCACACTAACATCTTGCTTACTAAACACATCAATTTGTCCTTCATTAGTCATTTCAACCCAAGTAGTACCAGTTGCGTTGCCTATATAAATTATACCATCTGTATCATTTAATAATATTTGATGGCCAGTTCCTGTTCTTAATCTAATGTTTCTATTTCTACCACTATTGTCACCATCATCCATGACAAAAGTATGGCCACTATCTCGATTAGCAGGCCAATCATAACCAGGATTTTGTGGAGTAACCAATCCTTGTTTTATTTTAGGACCGTTAGGATCTAATGGTCCAGGAGTAGAAACACCAAAAACATTGGACGGAGATTCACGTTGTGCGCTAGATGTTGAAAGTCCTCTAACATAATCATTTTGCAATCCTTGTGACATTAATATATCAGCTAATGGATGTAATGGTTTTAAAATGTTTAAAAAGTCATTTCTTTCTTCAGCGGCTTGTCTATTAAACTCTGCTACTGGTAATTCGGCAGTACCACCGGCCATAACAGACTTTATTCCTGCTTTTGTTGTTGCAGTATTGGGATGAAATGCTGGACTAGTTGCAATGCCTGGTACCATGTGAAGCATATATGGCTCAGGAACACCTCCTATAATATATGCTTCTTCTTGCTTACCATCAACAAATATTACCATTACAAGACTATCTACGTCTGGTGTAGGGAACCACATTCCGTATGATTTTGATGTACCAGCATACGATGATTTTTCATTACCTGTGCGATTTGTTCTACCATAATATGGAAGTAATAAATTACATAACACAGTATTTGCTCGAGTTTCTTGTTTTTGATTAGTTGTTTGAGATGATAGACGTTGGCTTTGCAATGCAGGTATATAAACAGCAATTCTGTTCATACCAGATGGATCACCAAATCCCTTTACTATACCAACATATGGGCCTGGACCACGGCGTTCAATTTTTGATTTAGCATCAGTAGGTGCGCCTATATTAAATTCTCGTCGTACCATTTTATGATATTAGTAAGTTTTGAAAATAACCTACTTCCTCCCACGTTCTGTATATATTACCATACTTACCATGAATTGTTTGATTGGTTTTACTTGCGTCATTCGCAATGGTGTATGCGGCCTTTTTAGCAACTAAATTTCCTGTTCCAATAAGAATTTCGCGTTGTGTTCTAATTAATTCTTCGTTAGTATTAATGGATGCCTTATCATCGGCTGTGTATGAAGACAAATTAATTTCATTTTCAGCAACTCCATATAGCCCACCTTTTTTATTATAATCAAATAATGGTGCACCATTATTTGTAGTAGAAACAATACTTGTACCATTTGCTACTCCTGTTAATGTTTTGTGTAATGCACTACTGCGTAATCCAGCTACAGATGTTTGGCTAGGGTGTCCGCTGTTTTCAGAAAAGGTTGGAGTTAAACTATCATTATCAAATGTTTGACTTAATGTGTCAGTATTATTTCCCATTGCATTTACATTATCAGCAAATGTGGTTTGTTGTTCTACTGATGAGGTGTCGGATAGTGCGTTAATATTAGTTAATTTTTTTTGTGCCGCATCAAATCTTATTTTATTTTCATCTGTATTTTGTTTATTGCGGGCATTATCATTGGAAACAAACACATTACTAGAAGTAGTTCTTGAATCTCGCACACTTAATACACCAGGGTCCGTTGCTTCATTCATTAGAATAGTACGTTCAAGATCTATTTCTTTTTTTAATGTATCTTGTTGTATGGCTAGTTGATTGCGTTGTCTAGTAGTTAATGATGCTTCTGATGTAGTATCTCTTTTGGCGGATCCACCTGATGTTGCTATAGAATTTGCAATTTGCCCCAGGCTTGCGCCTGCACCCAGGCTTGCTCCTCCTTGAGTAAAATCTGACCTATCATTAAAACTCCCTTCCTCTAAAGGATTGTACTTTTGTTCTCTCCATTGGTTATATACACGAGTTAAATTTAACGATTGATTGAATTCTCCACCTTGAAAAGTATTAACAACCTCCCACACTCTGTAATAACCACTTAATGTACTTGATCTATGTCTTGCATCCCCCGCATTAAAGTCCATTAAACCAGTCCCTTCACTATAGTCGGTTGGTGTTTTGTATGAAAGATATATATGGGCATCTTGATGGTCAGCCAATGCGGCACCATTTGCTGGATCTATGGCCCAATTATGATCAATGGTTCCTGTTTTAGTCTTTCGTCCTACATTTACAATACCGTCTTGTTGTATATAGAGTGGATCCCCGACAATATTAATAGTACATTGCATCATATCAGAACCTAACTTTCTATATAAATTTTCTAATATAGTGCCGGCCGCCTTTTGTTTACTATTATGGTTTGATCCAGTACTATATCTGCGATCATGTTGATCAGCAGATGCAGGTGTTGTAGCATTTGATTTTGCTAGGCCTGGGCCAGTCCCTGAATTTTTACTCTCATCTACTTTTGCTTTTTTAGAATCTCCTGTTCCTTGCCCTATCATACTTTGCATAAAAGAATTATTAAAACTAATTGCAAAATCTTTAACATCTATATTTTGGCCAGTATATATGTATTGGTAATTACGCATAGCAGGTGCTGTTACGCCCACGCCTATCTCACATTTACCACCAGTAGTTACTGGATCATTTACTCTGTATGGTGTAATTTGAATAATAGTATGCATACCATATTGGCCTCTTGCGTCATCCCATTCTTTTAGTACAGGAACAAAGGTAACTTTCCACCATAATAATCCTTGATCTGGATTTTTTAAAAGTTCTTTATTTTTTAGGTTACTTTTGTTTGTTCCCCCTTCGAATGCATTCTCTGGATCTATTAATTGGTCAGTGATATATTCACTAAAAGTAATAATTTTTTCAATAACGGCCAATTGTTTGGTGCCTGCGGCAATAGATACTTTTGCTGGGTTGCCTTCTTTTACAGGAATAATTCCTTTGCTTTTTTCGGCTTCTGCCTTTGCTTCTCTATCTTTTACTTTTTTTCTAATAGCAGCTCTCGCCTTCACGGCCTTCACTCCAACGCCGTGTCCTACCCATATTGGCGGCATATCTTTAAATGGATCTTCTTTTGGTTTTTCCTCTAGTTGAGCGTCCTCTGCTACCTCTAGTACTATCTTAGCTTTTGCTATCGCAGGATCAATATCAAATTCTATTGTATCAGCAACTTCTTGAACCTTAGGGCCTGCTATTGCGGCAGATCCAGAACCCATATCATCAAAAGCGGCGGTGTTTGTTCCGGCGCCGCCGGCGTTGGCGCTGGCGCCCTGACTCACCAATGCACGAGCCTCATCCATATTGGGGCCTATATGTGTTCTATGCTTTTGGTTATCGTTATAAATCTGAGCAAATTCAGTTAAAAATTCTCCTACTGTTACACCCCACAATTCATTACTTTCCATTTTAATATTTCGCGGATGGTCTTTTTTAATAGTGGTGGATGCAACAAATTGAAGACCACACGTCGACCCATCCCCAGCAACATCAAACACCATGTTTATAAGTCTCACTGGTATTTGTCTCATTGCTGGTTTAATAAGCTCAGGCTTCCCAGATTCATCATATCCAATAAATTCTATTTTAATAAGAAGTGGAAATTCTGCCCAATTTTCTCGCCCATCTCTTGTAACTAATGTATAGAACCTTTCTAAAAGCGTTGCGCCAATAGGTTCAACGACTTCCATATTACATTCAAAAATATTAGTGGCTCTTGATTCACCACTGAGTCCCATAATAGACGTTGTAGTAAAAGAAGATATATAAAAATCCACATCAAATTCTTCATGTCGTGGAGCAGGTGTTGGATAATTTCTACCTGGAGGACCACTTGCTCCGGGCCCATGCTCAGCAATACCACCACTAGAAAATAATACTTTTTTATTATTTTCTTTTAATGGCCATTTTCCATTTTGAATATCTGCATTATAATCTTCTATCGAATCCCAAGTCATTAAACTAATTTTATATGTATAATTGGCATAATTATGTAAAATATTATCAGGGCATTCTGGGCCAGGTTTGTTTGCTATAATAGTTTGGTTAGCATTTATTTCAGATTGTAACCCACCACTACTATCAGCTTGGCCTGCGTCTGCTGGTGTTGCCGCATGGGGAGAATGCCCAGTTGATTCAGCATGTCTGCTCGTTGCCGCAGTACCATCTAATGTTACGTCTGAAGCTGCCATGCTATATTATCCATCTAATGATCGTGTTAACGTAGATAATTGTGGAAGATATATTGTGGTACCAGTAGTAAAATCCCAAATAGGATCTACTATAATATCTGGATTACGTACAGTAAAAACCCACCAAAAAGTGGATCTCCCATATAAATCATGCGCTAATAAATCTGGTCTATTGTTGTAAAGTTGATCAATTGTATACACCATATCATCTGGCTCAAAAGAAAATGTTCTATAAGTCATCAAATCTAATTTATTATTGGCTATAGGAGTAATGGCATACGGACTATCAGCTGAGTAAGTAACTGTCATTAAATAAATCCCCCTTCACTACCACTACCTAGTAACGCACCACTCGCAAACTTTTTAAGTCCAAATCGTTTTGAAGTAGATGCTCTAGAGTATACAGGTTTAACTGTAATTGCTATAGTAGTAGATGTTGGAATCATTGACAAAGTATTTGTTGTTCTGACATAGTCAACAGTTCCCGGCATTTCCATGTTAAAGTTTATTACTACTACTGGTATATTTTTAAATATATGATCTCCAAACCCATTTAATCTCAAAACAGGAGGAGGTGTTCCTGGCGGAAAGTCTGAATCCTGGCCGAAAAACATTTTAGTTGTTGTTCTTAAAAAATGTAATACTGCTAATACATAGTCTGCTTCTGCAGAACTATTAGCAGTAAACTGACCAGTAATAGTTAAATCACCAATTGTATGACTATCAAATGCAGGGTGGTCATAATTGCTATGTGTTAATTGACTAGAACCAAAATTTGCTGAATGCTGTACAAAAATAGTTGGTGTATAAGGAAAAATAATACCGCCGGTGTCGTGTAATGGACGCAGTACTGTACTACCGACTAATAAATTTTTGGTAGCTGAACTTAATGTAAGTTTTGTTCGCCAGTCATGATTGTGTTCTTTTGCTGGGCCATTCCATCTAATAGTTGGATTCCCACTACCTGAGCTACCAAATAACCCAGCACCAAAAGGTATTGCTTTAGCAAGTAAGTTTCCTAGTCTTGGTGATAGTCCACGTATAGCCATATTTTTTTCCTATATTATAACATTATTTATTTGACTTTTTAATGTACGTGTATTATAATATAGTATAAATATGATGGAGCGAAACCTTAATGATATACTTACGAAACAAAGATATATTAGAAGAAATACATAAATCAAAAAATAGTTATAGTAGTTATTTAACACCAACAGATCAGGATTATGATATAATCCTTCCTAACATTGAAAAAATAAACATACGTTCTGTTGCCCAAGCAAAACGCAATAGAGCCGCGAAAATAGCAAAAAATAATCATGCTATTGCAGTAGCAGAAAATACAAATAAAAAGAAAAAACCTAGATTAATTGACTTTCAAGTAAATTGGAAAAAGATAGCAAAATCTGATCTAGTGTTTAGAATAATGTCATTTGAGCACATACCACTACAACACGGCAGAGTAAAAACTCCTAAATCTGTCGCAGATCATTATGAAAAGTTACCTTTTCCGCCTTATCAACACTTTCGGTTTAATGATGATAGTAAAGAAAGTGTATTAATATGCGTTGGTAAAAGTCATTGGAAAGGTGATTTAAAAAAGGGAGAATTCTGTAAGGAACATGGGCATATGACTGATACGTTAGCACGAATGTTTATTAAATTGTGTGATAGATACGGAACAAGATCTAATTGGCGTGGATATACATATAATGATGAGATGCGTGGCCAAGCAATATTACAACTAGTTCAAGTAGGATTGTTGTTTGATGAAAGCAAAAGTCAAAATCCATTTGCTTATTATACAGCAATAATTACTAATTCCTTTACTAAAATATTAAACACAGAAAAGAAAAATCAAAATATTCGTGATGATATTCTAGAGATGAATAATATTGCACCAAGTTATACAAGACAGAATCAAAATACATCAAATACAGCACCATCGTCTTCTTGACACTTTACTTTAAGTACGTTATAATAATATAAATGAGTACGGATAATTTATTCAATAAAATAGCAGTATGTACAGACATTCACTTTGGTAATAAAAGCAACTCAATAACACACAATAAAGATTGCGAAGATTTTGTAGATTGGTTCATAGCAACCGCACAAGAAAACAATTGCGAAACTGCCATATTTTTGGGAGACTGGCACCATCATAGAGCCAGCATCAATGTCAGCACACTGAACTATAGCCTGCGTAGTTTGGAAAAACTAGGCAGTTCGTTTGATAATTTTTACTTTATCACGGGCAATCACGACTTATATTACAGAGATAGGCGTGATCTTAATAGTGTAGAGTTTGCTAGTAGATTCTCTGGTATAACAATAGTAGATGAACCGTTTAATGCGGGAAATTGTGCTATTGTGCCTTGGCTCGTGGGTGATGATTACAAAAAATTAAAGAAAGTAAAAGCAAAATATATCTTTGGACATTTCGAGTTGCCACATTTCTATATGAACGCAATGATACAAATGCCTGAAACTAATGAGTTACATGCTGAAGATATGCATAAAGCAGATTATGTTTTTAGCGGCCACTTTCATAAAAGACAGCAACGCAAGAATGTTGTATATGTAGGCAATTGTTTCCCCCACAACTACAGTGATGCTTGGGATGATGAGCGAGGTATGATGATGTTGGAGTGGGATGGCGAGCCAGAGTTTGTTGCGTGGCCTGATGCACCTTCATATAAAACATTAAAATTATCGCAATTACTGGATGATCCGGGTTATTATCTAACTGAGAAAACCTATGCTAGGGTTACTATGGATATTGATATTACTTACGAAGAGGCAAACTATGTTAAAGAGACATTTGCTGAACAATTTAAAATGCGTGAGTTAAGTTTATTGCCAGACAAGGAGAAATTAGATTTAGATATATTGAATGAAGACATAGAGTTAAATTTTGACAGTATTGACTCTATAGTTATAGACCAACTTTCTAATATTGAGAGTGAACATTATGATCCACAAATGCTACTAGACATATATAGGAGCATTTAGTGTTAGTATTAAAATCTCTAACAGTTAAAAATTTTATGAGCGTGGGTAATCAAACCCAAGCGGTAGATTTAAACAGACAAGATCTTACATTAGTATTGGGTGAGAATTTGGACTTGGGTGGCGATGATGCTGGTGCTCGTAACGGTACTGGTAAGACTACTATTGTTAATGCGTTGAGTTATGTGTTGTATGGTTCAGCATTAACTAATATTAAAAAAGATAATCTCATAAACAAAACTAACGGTAAAAATATGTTAGTTACTATTGAGTATGAGAAGGATGGTCAAGACTATCGTATAGAGCGCGGCAGAC